TCTGAAGGAAGAAGATGTTCCTTTTGATACCTCTAGTGTTGAAGATGAGGACTTAGATTACTTTAAGTCGCTCGCTGAAACGAAGTAAAAAATCCCATGCAAGTGCTAGACCCCGCTTCGGCGGGGTCTTTTATGCGTAAGTGGATCCCATAAGAGCATCAACAATGTCTTTATCGTATGCAGACGCTGGTCTTCCTGCGGTTGGTGCAGCTGCCATAGTTGTTCTTTGTGAATTATCTACGACAACACTTCCTCCGCCACCAGTAGCCTGACGAGCATCCGCTGCAGCTGTTGAAGCAGAAGCTATTGTTGCACCAGATGTTGGCGCTGCCGCAGGTGCAGAAGCTACAGCTGATGTTCCTCCACTACCAATACCTTGTGTAGCTGAACCAACTTTAAAATAAGTCGCTGAAGATGTGCCATATGCATCTGAACCAACTTTACCTTGTGCTAATTGTTTAGCACCTCCAGGTCCCAATAGATGAGAAGCCGCTAAGTAACCTGCTATTTCTTGTTGAGAGCTTTTATCATTAATAACTCCAATACGATTCAATGTGGCAAAATTTTGTTTAGTATATTTTACCATTGTATCTTCTTGTAATTGAGGATTATTTAAAAAGGCCTTTTTACCACCTTCAATATTCCAATTAGCTGGGTCATCTAAACCTTTCAATGAGGTGCCTTTTTTGACAAGTCCCATATCCTGTAAGGCTAAAGCACCAAACTGATATTTTCCAAGATATCCTAAAGTATTAACAGCATCATATTTACCACCACTTTCTTTTTCTCCAATTTTCTGTGCATAGCTTTGATAATCAATTGGCATTCCTGAAGCTGAAGGAATAGAAGCCGTAGATACTTTTGATGGAGAAGATTCACCTGATGTTAGGGGAAGTCCAGAGCCAGTCATAATTGGTGATCCAGAACCACTTGTAACTGTATTCTCAGGCATTGGTGTTGCCGCTGTTGCGGTTGCTGGAGCGGCTGGTGCAGGAGTTGGTGCTGGAGATTGTCCAATATTGTTTGATTTTTTATACTCATCAACCGCTCTAGCTGAATCTGTTCCTCTTTTAGCGAAACCCTCTAGTTGTTTTTCGTTTAATTTTTGGCCTTCATTGAAAGTTTTTTCATATTGTGCTATTTCGGCCTTTGTTCTTTCATACTCTGATAATTTTTTAATTCGGTCTTGTTCGTCTTTTTGACCAGCTAAACCGCCTGTTTTAGCAATATCATCAATTCGTTTACTTTCTTCTTCATCTACAAAAGAACCTTTAGCTTTATAAAGTTTAACAAACAAAGCACCTAAAAGTGCAAGACCTCCTCCAGCTAAAAGTAATGGTCCTAAAACACCAAGCATACTTACTATCATTTTTGTAAGTATTGGAGCACCAAAATCTGCCATCTGTTGTGTAATCTTATCAACTCCAGAAGAACCAGAACCTGTAACAAACAAAGCGGTGCTTGGAGATTGACCATCTCTTTTTGTACCTAAAATACTGGTTAAATTAGAAGCTCCAATTGAACCTCCAACTTTACCTATGGCTTTCATTTTACTTTCAAAGGCGGTTTCTCTGGCCATTTGTCTGGAGAAAAAATCTCCAGCGGTTGTTTGTGGTTTACCGCCAGAAATTCTGACTAACTTAATAATATTTTGTTTTACAAGATGGAAGTCCCTTGCCATTGAAGGCAATACAATAGAATTTTTAGCAGTTATTTTTGTTGCTTCAGCCATTAGAGATAACTCTCCAGCGCCAGAAGAAATAGAAGGCATTGAAGAAGTTACTGATGGAGTTTTTCGTGTGGTTGCTGAATATGGTTTTAAACCAGGAAACATTGTGGCTATAACTCCACTAGAGTCAAGCATCTGCCTTGGGTCTATTTTTTCGCCCAATCGTTTAGTTATGGCACCACCTAAATTGCCACCAGATTTTTTTTCTTGTTTGTATATTTCTGCTAAGCGTGACATCTATTATTTTGTCCTTTGTTGCATTTTAATTTTTTCGTTTTCTTCTTCCAAATATTTTATTAGCATTGTCAGATATATTTCCCTTTCCCACGGCAACATATTTTCTAATTCAGTTAAACTATACTTGTGGTGTTGCATCATCGCAAAATTAGTTTGAAAGTAATTATTCAAACTATCGTGAGAAAGGGCTATATGAAAAAATTTTGTAAGCCTTCTACCTCAATGCTTTCTTTATAACCACATTTTCTACAATTAAAACTTATGTCTTTTTTAATCTTTGGAGCAGTTTCAAAAAACTCTTGTATTTTTTCTAAATCTTTTTGTTGCAAATTATCAATAAAATCCACAAGTTCTTCTTTTGTTACATCCTTCGTATAGTAAATATTGTCTTTATCAAAAATATTGTCAATACAAATCGTTAGAAGTTCCATCAATGTTTCATTTTCATTTTGACCTTTTAGATTTGCTATCATTTCAAATGTTGGATACTTCATCATAATGCCAAGCTTATCACTTAGCATGATTTTTTTATCATGCTTTGGATCTTTAGTTGGTATTATCTCTAAAAGGTTAACATCAAATTTTTCTAAATTACCGCAAGCTGTTTCTTCACCTGCTTCAGATTTTACTTTATTATTGCACTTGTATTGGAGGTTTATTACCTCACTTACCGACCTAGCTCGTAGATTTAAAAAGATAAACTCTAAGTCAAAAACAGGTAAAGATTCAACATCAATATCGTCAATAATACAATTTTTACAAATTTGTTTAACTACATTTAATGAATCTTTTGCATCATCCGACTGATTAGCCATGAGTAAAAGTTTTTGTTCTTTTACTAAAAAAGGCCTAAAACGAATCTTTTTTCCAGATGATATAAGATTCAATTCATAAATTGGTACATCAATTTTAGGTAACATAATAACCTCGCTTTGTTAATTAAATTCAAAATTTAAATGGTAATTTGGTTGTTGCTTTTCCAAAAGGCAATAACCGTGAGGCAGCAGAACCAAGAACTGCGGTTGCAGCTGCAGCTAAATCATAAGTTCCATCATAAATGACACGGTACTTTTGATACGCAAACTGTATTTGTAATCTGTGAAAATTTTCATCAGACCAACTTAAGCTTTGAGGACTAATTCCAATAGGAAAAGCATCAATTAATTCAACAGCATAAATTTGTTTAATAAATTCATCATACTGTATAATTTTTATATTTGTCATGTACCTTGTGCTTTGACCTTTTGGAAATCTCAGATTGTTTGTATCTGACGGCATGATTGCTTCAGTCCATCGGTCAAAAAGCTTACGCTCAAAAAAATCATTGGTACATAAAAAGGTAAAACTTGTATCGCCGTATTGTGTTTGATACGGCACTTTAAAAGTTGGTCCATATATTTTTACATCGGCAGTTGCCAGAGTTTTTCCAGGCAATTCTGCCGATTCACATTGGAGAGCTAGATAACGAGATAGTGAAGGGTTAGATGTGCGTGCTTGTTCATCTCTTTCTCCTTGTCGTCCAAAAGCGTTTCCAATCGCATCCGAAACATCTGTGAAGATAGAGTTAGGAAAGTTTAATATCTTTTCAATGATTGAGTTACCCACAAACTGGCCAATGTATGGAGGAATAGGCAATACTACCTCAAAACGAGATGGCTTTGCCAGTCCGTCTTTTCCTCGGATGTTTGATAAAAATAAATTTGGTGAAAATGACATTTAAAATCTCTTTCGTGATTCTGCGTAAACTTTACTTGTGCTTGCTTTTTCAAATTGTTCAACCGGCAAAAGAGCCGCTATGTCCCATTCATCAGCAGGTATCTCTAAAAATCGTGAGGTGAGATGGTTAAACAAATACCTCTTGATGCATGGCATGGCTTGAAACGCTGTTGAAGCCGTTGACAAGTATTGATAGCTCAAACGCAATTTTGTTTTTTCGTCAAATCGTCTATTGGTAGCTGTATCACTTAGTTTATCTAAAAGGATAATTCGTTGCTTTGGGTGAATGTAATGCAAGTTCAACCCTAAGAAACCGTCTGAGTATCGTTCAATTGGTATAACCAATGGGAACCTGTCGTAATATGGCAACGAATCCTTAGTTTTTGGATCATAAAAAAAGAAATACATCTTACCTATAATAGATTTGTCTTTTAGGCGTTCTCTATCTTTCATTAAAGCCGCAGGAGTAGGTCGTAATTCACCGACCTTTGCTTTCAACCATTGGCGTGCGGCCGAAGACCTAAGAGTGTAACCCTCTTTAGCCAACGATTCTTTAATTCTGTCTAGTAAATACGCCATCTTGTATTTATCTCAAAGTCCAAGTTCTTTTTCAGTAATTATTTTAAACTGCCATCCATGCTCTTTACAGAATAAGTCAGCTGCTCGCCACTTCTCTTGGTTGACGGCATAGGTCATGGCTTCTTGGATGAATCGTTTTGTTTGGCGTTTCTGTGTTGGCTTTTGAGTTTGTTTGTATGGTTTCACCTCTATAACCACAGTAATTTCTTTATTGTTTGCCTGTTTTAGACGAACAATAAAGTCAGGAAAATAACGATGTATCTTTTGGTCTATTGGTGACCGATATGGAATTGGCAGCTCTTCGGAGACCCACCACAGAACACTTGGATGGTCATCTAAATATTTCATCACACGCAATTCCCATGACGACCGATAGACGATGTTGTTGGCATCGCCCTTGTATTTGTTTGGGTTTTTTGGCTTAAACCATCCTTTATATGACATAAATACTATCTATCTTACTTCAAAGGATTAAACATGCCTTTATTTGGCTTTGGCGACATTCAATTTAAAAAAGGTTCTGTATTAGGCCCTCTCCAACCCTTAGTGGAAAGCAAATACGCAACATCAACTTTAAGATATCCTTTAGATATTGGAAATGCAGATAAAGGGCATTACATGCTCATTTACATTAAAAAACAAGCAAGCTCAACAACTTCTGGTGAATCTACACCAACAGGTTTTACCGATGCCGCCTCAGCTGCACTTAAAAATCCAATATCTGGTGCGATAACGGATGTTTTAAATTCTGCTCGTAATTCAGTAAAAACAAATGTAGGTGGTGAGTTAGCTAGTGGAATTCAAAACGCTTTTGGTCAAATTAATAATGCTACTGGCGGTGTTATTGGCAATCTAACAAGTTCTGTTGGGAGTGCTTTTAATTCATTTAAAGGCGCTGTAGGAAATTTTAATAATCCTTTTGGTCAACCTAACATATTTAATGTAAGCGGAGCAGTTTCACAGGTAATTAATAGGGACAATATAAAATCTTTAGTGAATAGTGGAGATATTGTAAGAGGCATTAAAAAAACAACAAGGACTGGACAAGTCATTGCTTTGTATATGCCAGATACTTTGCAATTTGATTATCAACAAGATTATGAAAATTTAAGTGTATCCGCAACTGCAGCTGGAATTGCTGCAGCAGGAGTAGCAGGTACCATAGGTAAAGAAGAAAGCTCCTTTGCGGCCGCAATTAAATCAATACCAGCTGTAATACAATCAGAAGCAAATAAACGATTAGGTGCGGTTGGTGCTTTAGGTGGATTTTTAGCAACTGGAGCGGTTGTAAATCCTTTATTAGAAGTTTTGTACCGAGCACCACAATTTCGTTCTTTTCAATATGATTTTGTTTTTTATCCAAGAGATGAAAGAGAAGCTGTTGAAGTTCAAAAAATTATTAGTTCATTGCAGTATCACCAAGCTCCAGAATTTAAAGAAGGTTCAGCTGGAAGTTTGTTAGTGCCTCCATCAGAATTTGACATAGCGTTTTATTATGCTGGTAAAAAAAATGAAAATATTCCAGAAACTGGCAATTGCGTATTAAAATCAATACAAGTTAACTATGCACCAAATGGTTTTTCTGCATATGAAGTACCAGGACAAAATGCTACTCGTGGTGGAACAGGCATGCCAGTTGCTATACAGATGTCATTACAATTCCAAGAAACAAGTTATCTGACTAAAAATACACCAGGTGATCCTTCTCCACCATCAACATCGGAACCAAAAAGTGTTGACAATATAACACCAGCTGACGGATCAGAAGCCGCTTTTGTAACTAGGTAAAAAATGGCAAAATACTTTAATTACTTTCCTAAAACATTTTACACCAGCAACAATGATGTTAATGGTGTAGAAGCTATTACAAATATTATAGCTCGGTTTGCTTTTGACTCTCAATTAAAAGAAAATACATCCGCTTTTTATCCGTATCAAGTTCAAGATAGTGATACTCCTGAAATCATAGCCGACAAATATTATGGCAATGTGGAATATCATTGGGTTGTTTTGTTGTTCAATAATATTATTGATCCACAATTTGATTGGCCTTTAAAGAGTGATACGCTAATTGATTATATTGATAAAAAATACACGGCAAATGGATCAGCAAATACTCCTGCTCAATCAGGCTTAACTTGGGCTCTAAGTGAAAATAATGTTCAAGGCTACTTTAAAGTAGTTACGACAACCGCAAACGATGGCACAATCACACAAGAAAAAATTACAATAGATGCCAACACTTATGCCAATGTTACTACTGGTTCTAACACTTATACAACACAAGCTGGTGAGGTTGTCACGGTCAGAACAACAAAAGAAACACAGTCATATTATACATATGAAACCAATCTAAATGAATCTAAGCGTGAAATAAACCTAGTCAAATCTGATTTTTTACCACAAATTGAAAAAGAGTTTAAGAGAGTAATTAGTTTATGAGTTTAAGCCTTTTAAAATCAACTCAGTTTTTTTTAGATGAGTTGGTCATTGTAACTAAAGGTGGTAAAATTGACATCAAAAATATCTATGGAGAAATAAATATTTTTGATACGATGTTTTTATCTGTGATGAGTGGAAACATAGTTATTAATGATGCCATTGGTCTTTCTAGCAAACTTTTATTTGATGGTTCAGAATCGCTTTTAATTACGGTTAAAAAAGATAAAGATTCTGATATTTTAACTTTTAAAAAAGCATTTCGTATCTACAAACAAACTGAAAGGCGTAGTAGTAAACCTGGCTTAGAAAGTTACTTACTTCATTTTACTTCAGATGAATTGATATATTCCGACCAACAGAGAATAAATCAATCATATGAAACAAACTACTCCAAAATAGTTGAAAGAATTTTGGTTGATTATCTAAAGGTGTCTGAAAACAATTTAGGAGGCACTTACGAATTTTCTTCAGGTATACAAAAAATTGTAATACCAAATCTTCGGCCACTAGAAGCAATTGAGTGGTGTGCAAAGCGGGCTTTAGATTCTAAACAGTCCCCAAACTTTATGTTTTTTCAAAATGTAGCCGGTTTTAATTTTGCAACGCTTTCAACTCTGTTAACTCAACCTGCAATACTTGATGTTACTTACGAAACAAAGAATGTTAAAGGAGAAAACCCATTTGGTAATATGGGTGGTGCTAGAAGTTTAGAAGTGGTATCAATGAATGATAACATTGAAAGAACTCGCTCGGGTGTAAATGCAGGTAAATTTATTGGATTTGATCCAGTAACAAGAACAATTAGCACAAAAAATATATCTTATGGCGACCACTATTCAAATATGAAACATGGTAATGATACGCCTAATTATACACAAATACAAAACCGAGATGGTGGTTCAAATGCACAATCATTTAACTCTCGTAAAGTGGTAAGTATTTTTGACTTCAATAGACAGTATAGTGAATATATTAAAAAAAGAGATTCTAGTTCTTTATCAAAAGGCGAGAGTATTGAAAGCTGGTCGTTTCAAAGAAAAGCAATTATTAAAAACTTAATGTCTAAGCGCCTTAAAATCGTGATGCCTGGAAACTTCCAGTTATCTTCAGGATTTAATGTAAATGTGGAAGCTCCAATTGTAGGTTCTTCACGAGGCGATGACAAAAGTATTAACGGAAAATACATCATTATAGCATCACGACAAATTATTGGATTTGAGAAACATGAAACAATCATTGAGGTTGCTTCTAGTTCATCAGACATAGGCTTTATTTCTGGAAGCGATGCAGAACAACAAGAAGAAATTTTAAACTATTGATATGGTTAAAAACGAAGAATCTAAAGAATTTGCTGGTAAGAACGGCTTTACTTGGTGGATTGGTGTTGTAGAAGATAGACAAGACCCATTAAAACTTGGTCGGCTTCGTGTGCGTTGTGTTGGTTGGCATGCTGAAAATAAAATGCACTTACCAACTGATGCGTTGCCTTGGGCAATGCCTGTGATGCCTTTAAACAATACAAACACATACACACCAAAAGAAGGTGATATGGTGTTTGGATTTTTTGCAGACGGAGAAAGCGGACAAAATCCAATTGTGATGGGTTCTTTTCCTAGTATTCCATTAAAAGCAGGAAATTCACAAGAAGCTTTTAGTGATGGAAGAACTGAGGCTCAATTAACGGCTGCACCAGTTAAGCCAACAGAATCACCTACACTATATCCGAGGAGATTAGATGAGCCAAGCACATCACGCTTGGCAAGAAATGATGCTGATTATCCATCTCCCATTAATGAAAGTAAAGCGGCAAATAAAGCAGGTAAAGTAGAACCGAACTCATACTATGCGGCAATTTACCCGTATAACAATGCGTATGAATCAGAATCCGGGCATGCCATGGAGTTTGATGACACAAAAGGAGCTGAGAGGATACACTTGTACCATCGCTCTGGTTCGTATGTTGAATGGGGACCTGCTGGAGACCGTTCCGAACGAATCCAGAGAGATAAGTTTAGTGTCGTAATTGGTGATGATTCAGTATATGTCCAAGGTAATGTTAATTTGTTTGTAGATGGGAATGTTACCGCACAAATTGGTGGTAATGTTACTGCCGATATTGGTGGCAATGTTACCGCAGATATTGGTGGTCAAGTAGATATGACTGTGGGTGGAACAGTTAATTCCACAGCTTCTTCGTTTAATTTAACTGGCGATTTGAATGTTACTGGTGATATCACAGCTTCAGGTGTAGTTACTGATAGTGGCGCAGTTCTTGCTACACATACTCATTCTGGAGTTTTACCTGGTGGTGGTAATACAGGCCCTCCAAACTAGAATAAATAGAAAATGGCAACCGTAAAAATAGAATCAGACCGAACTTTTAGAGACCTGGATTTGAATTTCACTATTCATCCAGTTAAAAAAGATATCAATACTCACAAGAATGAGTATGCTATTATCAACTCTATTAAAAATTTGATATTGACAAATCACTATGAGAGGCTTTTTCAACCTGAACTTGGCAGCAATCTTCGGCGCCTATTATTTGAACAGGTGGATTCGGTCACTTCGGCACAATTAGAAAGAGAGATTTCAGAGGTAATTGGTAACTTTGAGCCTCGTGCTCAAGTATCTAAAGTAGATGCTGTGCCAGCACCTGATGAAAACGCATATAAAATTCGTTTGGAGTTTTTTATCATTAACAATCCAAACCCAATTACAATTAATTTCTTTTTAGAGAGAATTAGATAAAAATGGCAAACCGTTTACGAGTGACAGAGCTTGACTTTGACACAATTAAAAATAACTTAAAAGCTTTTCTAAAGCAACAATCTGAGTTTACAGATTACGATTTTGATGGTGCTGGCTTAAATATTCTTTTAGATATTCTTGCCTATAACACCCATTACAATGCATACTATCTAAACATGGTTGCAAATGAATCGTTTTTAGATACCGCTATTTTGCGAGAGTCCGCTGTATCACACGCTAAGACATTAGGTTACACTCCTTACTCCACACGAGCGCCTGTAGCAATCATTAATTTATTGGCAAACTCTGCCACATCTTCTGCAGGCACATTAACTTTGCCAGCAGGTTATTCTTTTCTCTCAAATCAAATTGATAGCAAGGCCTATAACTTTGTGGTCTTAGATGATGTTACCGCAACAAAAGCTAGTTCATCTTATTTGTTTGAAAACCTAGAAATATATGAAGGCCAATTAGTAACTTATTCTTTTACTTATGACCAAGGTTCAAATCCAAAACAAGTATTTACAATACCTGATACAAATATAGATACGACCACAATTAAAGTTTCTGTAACTCCTTCGGCTTCTAACACAGCAACAGAGTCCTATGAGAAAGTAACCGATGTATTAGATATTACTGCTACATCTGAAGTTTTCTTTTTGCAAGAAGAACGAGGAGGAAAATATCAAATTTATTTTGGTAACGATGTAGTAGGTAAAGCATTACCTGATGGCGCTATCGTAAATGTAACCTATCTTTTAACAAATGGTACCGCTTCCAACAAAGCAAACAATTTCGTTGCTCTATCTTCAGCAATAGATTCTTTAAGTGAAGCACTTACCAACTTTACAATTACTCCGCAAAGTGCGGCTTCTGGTGGTGCTGACCGTGAATCGGTTGACAATATTAAATTCTCAGCGGCTGCACGATTCTCTACACAAAATCGTTTGATTAC